AAAGACATTTCGCCATCAATATAATTGCCAGGAAACTGCATTACTGACAAACCGTTGCTAGATAACAACGATCTGCAAGCATCCCATACGGATTCAAGATCAGCGTAACTCGATTTAAAAAATGGATTCTTAGAATCTTTTTTAGCGTGACCTAATTGGCTTTGTACTAAAGCAAGAGCTGTAGCTAATTCATTAATATTTTCAGATGAGTTCATATTAATGTCCCATGTATTGAACAAATGCAGAACGTGGCATACCACATTCAAACCAAATCACTTGTTTATCTTCTTCAGACAATGTGCTTAATTCCATGTGTTCTAATGCTTCTAGCAAACGCATTTGACGTTCTTCCTGCATCATTCTCATTTCCTGCATATCATCGTCAATGTTGAATGTATCTATTGTGTCTTGTGTCATAAATTTCCCCTTTATGTAAGCAAAAGTGCTTATTAAGAATACTAAACTAAATTAAGATTTGTTGCAAGTATTTTTTAAGATAGTGTAGAATAAATAAAAATATAACAACGAAAGTTAATTGATGAAAGTACATTTTTCAGACAACCAAATTATTGAGTTGTTAGGTGGCACAAAAAGGGTATCAAANTTATGTAACGTAGCTCCCCCAGCAGTAACACAATGGCGATCTAGGGGTATNCCACATGGNCAGTTGTTGTTTTTAGCTGCATTGTTAGAAAAAGAATCACATGGATTGGTNACTAGAAAAGATTTATTTCCTAAAAATTGGTGGTTTGTNTGGCCTGAGTTGTCAAAAAAAGAAAAAAATGAATCCGTTTAAAATAATTGAACCTACTGTTATATCATTTAGCGGTGGTCGCACGTCTGGTTATATGCTTTGGCGAATATTACAAGAAAACGATGGATTGCCAGATGAAGCTATTGTTGTATTTGCCAACACAGGAAAAGAAATGGAAGAAACCCTAGAATTTGTTAGGGATTGTGAACTAAATTGGAAAGTTCCTATTCATTGGGTAGAATATTCCTGGAATGAAGATTCAAAATTACGATTTAAACGTGTTAATTTTGATACTGCTAGTCGAAATGGTGAGCCATTTATGGATATGATCCATGAATCTACAGGATATTTACCTAATCCAGTAGCTAGAATTTGTACTTCAACATTAAAAATTCGAACAATTGACAAGTATTTGAAGTCATTAGGTTGGAAACATAACGAAAATATGGATTGGGTAGGAATTAGAGCAGATGAACAACGCAGAGCTGCCAAAATAGATCGTGAACGTACACCACTTGTAACGGCTGGTATTACAAAAAAAATAGTTGGAGATTTTTGGAAACAACAGCTTTTTGATTTGAAGTTGCCAAATAACAACGGTGTCACAATGCACGGTAATTGTGATTTATGTTTTTTAAAACCAGCTCACCAGATTTTAAGTTTAATTAGAGAAAAGCCGAGTAGGGCAGATTGGTGGATAAAGGCAGAGATGTCTGTCCAGACATCGAACAAAACTTTTGGTGATGGTGGCAGGTTTAGAAAAGATCGGCCAAGTTATCAACAAATGAAAGATTACGCATTAAGTCAACATGAATTATTTGATATGAATGAAGAAGCAATACCTTGCTTTTGTGGTGATTAAGGTTTAAATTATTATTTCGTTTTAGGTTTCGAATTGGTCGGGTAACGACAGCAATCGAGATACAAGCAGACTGTGGGAAAGCTGGTGTAATACTGCATAAATAGGTGGCGAAGATAGTGCCTATCCAGCGCAAGACTGTCGGGTGACGAGGCTCCGAGGGAAAAGCACGTTTGAAGGCACACTAGGATGGCTAGGTGTCTTTCACCAAAGGAAAATATGATTAATAATAAAGAATATAGTTATAGTGAAGAATTTAGAAGGGTTTGTGAAGCGACATCAACTCTTAAAACTGAATTAAAACAAAGAAGAAAATATTTAGATTTAGTTGAAGAAAAAAGAGGTAAGATTGCAAGAACAGAATTAGAACAGGAAATGATTAAGCAGTTCAACATACTCAAAAGGGGAAACAATGAGTAATTATTTAATAATATTAGTGGGATTGATTTACGTTTATATTGGTATTTCTTTTTTTTTAAAGAATCAATATGGCATGGGGATTACTTTTTTAGCTTATGCTTTGGCTAACCTTGGCTTTTACTTGGAGGCTCAATGAAAGTTCTTATAGCCTGTGAATTTAGTGGAACTGTAAGAGAAGCATTTAAAAATTTAGGACATGATGCTTGGTCTTGTGATTTAGAACCAACAGAAATACCAGGGAATCACATACAAGGTAACGTATTAGATATATTAAATGATGGATGGGATTTAATGATTGCACATCCACCCTGCACGCATTTAGCATCATCAGGTGCTAGACATTTTTTAAAAAAGATTGCTGATGGTCGCCAACAACAAGGTATAGATTTTTTTATGGAATTAGCTAATTCTAATATCCCAAAATATGCGATTGAAAACCCTGTTGGAATTATGAGTACAAAATGGCGAAAACCTGATCAAATTATTAATCCTTGGCAATACGGACATAATGCTACAAAAGCAACTTGTTTATGGTTAAAAGATTTACCATTATTAAAACCTACAAATATTGTAGATAAAGGTGAAATTTGGACAGCTAAAAGCGGTAAACGTATGAGTCAATGGTATTACGATAGCTCTTGTTTAAAACCTAAAGAAAGAGAAAAAATGCGTAATAAAACATTTCAAGGCATAGCAGATGCAATGGCTAATCAATGGGGTAATTTATGATTAATCCTAATGATGAGATTCAATACATTGTCGATCTAATTGATGACTACGCTGCTGCCGATGGTCGTTTATCTGCTTTAGAAAGCTATAAATCAGCTCTCAAAGCGTTAAAGATGAAAGATAGTACACAGACATCAGTTGCTGGTAAAGAAATGGATGCGTTTGCTTCTGATGAATATATACAGTTTTGTGAAGAAATAGAACAAGCTCGTGTAAAATACACATCTTTAAAATTAAAAATAGAAACAGCAAAGATGAAAGTTGATTTGTTTAGAACATTAGAAGCTAGTAGCAGACAAATAGAAAAATTAACACGTTGAAAAAAGCAGAAAAAGAATTATATGGAAAAATTGCAAGATTGGGATGTTGCCTCTGTAGGCATCTTGGCTTCGGTGAAACACCAAGCGAAATCCACCACATCCAAAAAAATGGAATACCAAGATACCAAAGAGAAGTTATCGGACTTTGCCCAGAGCATCATCGAGGGAATAGTGGTATTCACGGACTTGGTAAGCGAGGATTTGAAGCTCGCTACGGAATTGACGAGCAAACCTTATTACAGCAGACAATAGAATTACTACAGCTCTAAATGATCCCAGCCGAATTCATCGGCTACAGCAGTTGCATAACGTCTGAAGACTGCATCATGTTTATCCCAATTTTTATTACGGTATCGCTTCATGTGGATCATTTCATGCGCTAATGTCTTGAGAATAGTTTCAAAATGGCTGCATTTGGCTTTAGAAATGGTTATAAGGTGCATATCATCATCAAATATATATGTGCCATAGGCATCTTCTTCTGACGTTACATTAAACTTTATACAAGCTGTATTAGGCATTTCCCAATGATTAAAGGGTTTTATTTGGCAAAGCATGATATACATTGCTTCAAGGGTTTTAGATGTAGGTGTCATACAGAAAACACTTTACCTCGAAATTGCACTTCACCTAGTTCTTCATCATAAACTTGGATCATTTCTGGCATTAAAAGCTGGGATTTATGCCAAGTCATTAATACAAATCCTGATCGCCAGTTGACAGGATTATCCTCGCAGTAATCTATAAATTGATTTCCTTTAGGATAAGCTAATGTTCCTGTTTGAACACCATAACGAGTTCCATTTTTGAAATGTGGAGAATGATCGGTATAGGGGTCAACTGACAAAACGTGAGTATGACCAGTAACAATATTTAAACCAGAATGTAATGTATTATTTGCGCCACCATATTTACCACCCTTCCAACGGTGTTTTATTTGAGTGTCGTTATTAATAAAATATGACCA